GCGCAGAATCAGGCTTAAAACTGCGTTTGATGCTATCTGCCCACCTCTGTATAGGGAGACAGACTTAAAACGAATCTACGGGGCTTTTAGCGCAATCGCCGAATCTTGGCAGTATTCACCGACTGGATTGCTTCTGGAAGGCTATGCAGGAACCGGGAAGACCCGTGCAGCATGGCACATCCTCAAACGCATGACCGAGGAGGGAAGATCATGCTATGGTTTAACAGCAACTCAATTTGCCAAGGCAGCAGCAGATCAATGGCATGACAATCGGGAGGACAAGGGCATGGCAATCGAAGCTATGGATCGTTGCCGCCGAACATCCATCTTGCTTATTGATGATCTCGGAAAGCAAAAGATGACTGAACGAGCAGAGGTCGAACTCTACGATGTGCTGGAGCATCGAACCAATAATCTGAAACCAACAATAGTCACCACAAACGCAACTGGAGCGCAGCTAACAAAGATGCTTTCAGAGGACCGGGCGCATCCGATTCTTCGACGCATTCGTGACTTCTCAACCATTGTTAAATTTGAAAAATGAAAAAATACACACCAACAAAATGTGCTGGGGTATTCGGAAAGAAATGCAAAATGCAAGCACAAAAAAAATATGGCTTTGTGCATCCGGGCAAGAAAGGAATTCACGGCAGACATTACTGCAAAAATTGCTATTACGAATTAAAAGAATTTTATAAGAACAATGAAAGATAAAACATTTATTTTCCCTCACGATGATGAGGATGCCATCGAAGAAATATGTGAACATATCGTCAACGCAGAGATCGCTACAGAACTAGGTTGGAGGTTCTCCGAGGCCGATCAATGCTGGTTCCGCGAGCATGATGAACTAGACTTCGTTCCTGACTACCTGAACGATCTCAACCTCTGTCAAGACATTTACAATGACCTCCGCGAAGACGAGGAAATTATTTATGCGAATATATTGACATCGATAATTAATAATGGAATTATAAACGAAGGACAGGGTTTCAGACCTTGCCCACTTATATTCGCAAATGCTCGTCAGCGATGCCAAGCATTCGTAATATTAAGAGAAATATAAATAAATAAATTATGAAAAAGAACACGAAGCTAGTCATCTCGGCTTTCACCCGAAAGAAGCACACCCCACCAGTTGGGACGCAAATCGAAATCTCCATGCCACACGATAAAGCCGTAGCATGGGCAAAAAAGATCGTTCCGGTCCTGAACAATATGAGGGATCAGATCGAGGCGGAAAACGCCGAGAACAACCAGCAGGCGCAAACAACAACGCAATCAGAACAAAACTAATATGGCATTCCAGAAACTAGATGCAGTTGGCACTTTCGAGTGCATCGTCGAAGCTCCACAACTAGGATGGTTCGACAAATCATCCAAAGGCTCACAGTTCATTCGCATTCCATGCGTGGTCGATGAAGCAGGACCACACAAGGGGAAGAAGATTACATGGCTGGGCTACCTCACCAGCAACGCTTACGAGCGCACAGAGGAAGTACTCGCTGATGTTTTCGGTAGCAACTGGACATGGTCCAAGATTCCATTCGCAGGCAAGCGTGTCGTTATCGTTACCGAGGAAGAGGAGTACAACGGCAAGACACAGATCAAGGCGAAGTATCTAAATGCTGTCGGTGGCGGACAACCAAAGCGTGACACGCAAGAGGCACTCAAGACCTCTAACGAGATCGCGGCATCCCTGCCTAAACGCGAATACAAACCTTCACTAGAAGAAGCAGACGAGATTCCGTTCTAATCAACCTTGGGGATTGTGGCGGCATCTGTAGTTGCTGGTAATCATTAGACCCCGCGAGGTAACCACATAAAACCTCGCAACCCCACCCAATGAATTGGACACATGAGCAACTCAAAGCACTCGGTTACCACAGACACCCAGACGGGCAGTACCACCCTCACCCTCCATCTCACAGGGTACTTGACTCCATCCCTCAACACGATCCTGTCAAACCATTGGTCACACCTCCACAAGCACAAACAAAAGGCAAAAATCGCACTACTCTCGTCATTGAGCGAGTTAGCACAAAGCTCCAAGACTTCGACAACTTTGTCGGCGGAACAAAACCACTTACCGATCAACTTCGATACTCTGGACTCATTCCTGATGACGATCCCGAAAGCATCACAGCACACTACAAACAACAAAAATGTAAGCACAAAAAAGATGAGAAAACCATCGTGCAAATCGTATACAATTCACAGCAACCATCCACCCGCAAACCCGCATAAACACTAGCAATCACGACTGCGAAGCAAGAACAACTCGCTTGTTCCTGCGGAGCTATTTTAACGACCACTTCTAAAATGAGTCAAGACAAATCTGAAGAAAATTTAGAAAAAAAAATCAATGGAAGACCCACAATATTCTCGCAAGAATTTGCTGAAGAAATCTGTAAACGATTGTCAAAAGGCGAAACGCTTCGCACCATAATTGCTTCTTCAGATCACCTCCCAGACCGCACTACAATTTATGACTGGCTACGCAAACATGAGAGCTTTGCCAACCAGTACGCACAGGCACGCGCAGAGCAGGCAGACTATTACGCAGAGCTAATCGTTGACGAAAGCTACTCTTCGCATGACGCAGGCATAGGCAGACTACGGGTCGATGCGCTTAAATGGGCAGCGTCTAAAATGGCTCCCAAGAAGTACGGAGAGAAGATTGAGATCGAGACTTCGCAACCGCTCACATTAGCTTTCCAGCTTCCTACACGCAGGATTGAGCTAGAGGAGAACAAGCAGCTTGAGAACTGACCTAGAGATCAGGCTAACCATCTGCCTGAACGGATGCCCAATCGGACCTCGCATCCAACGAGGAGAACCTATGCCAAAGTACCAGCACACTTATAACAATACGCCTGATGGACTCCTAGAGGCTAAAAAGGACATGAGTGAGATTCAAGCGTATATCACTAGAAACCAGAAGATTATTAAGCGGAAATAGGTTATAACTTCCAATAATGCAGATTGTCGATAATAGAGTACCATTTATGCAAGACACACCAAACCAACAAGAACTAACATATGCCCAGTTTGTGGAATCACTCTGCAAGCCGGGTATTGATATCCTAGTACAGATGGAACCAAGGGATGCCCACCTAACTCACATGGCAATGGGAGTAGCAGGCGAGGCAGGAGAACTCCTAGATGCCATTAAGAAGTCCGTTATGTACAGGAAGCCTCTGGATCGCGACAATGTCATAGAGGAGTGTGGTGACATCCTTTTCTTCGTACAGGGCATCCTGCTGCATTTTAACAGCACAGAGGATGATGCCGTGACAATCCAAGATGTGATCCGAATGAACAGGGATAAGCTATCCCGGCGTTACCACAAGGGAACCTACAGCAACGAACAGGCGCAGGAGCGAGCAGACAAGGCATGATCCAGACCAAAGAAGACAAAGAAGTGATGTTCACGCGAAACATCCTGTGTGAACTGATCAGGAGAACGATGGAGGACGCTATGGCAGATGAGAGCAAGATTGCGCTTCTACGCAACAAAGAGATGGTTGTTTCGTACAAGGAGGACGCTATTCGTTTCCTGAAGACAAAGTCCTTTGAGGGCATCTGTACCGCGCTAGGACTTAACGCAAGCCGATTCAGGCGCAAGGCATATCTATGAGCGATCAGAGCAAGACAACATCGTACTGGGACCATTCTGGCAAACCATCTGTCTTCGTTGTGAAGAAGGATGGAGTGGAGATTTACCGAGGCCCATTTGAAGAAGGATACAAACTACTACAACAACTACAAAAATGAGATTCCACATTCTTGGGCTACCCCACACAGTTTCAAGCAAGACATTTAACGCCTGTGCGTACACGCAGAAGGTTGTCAAATTCGGAAAAGCCATGACTAGGCGCGGCCATGAGGTCTTGCACTATGGACATGAGGATTCCGATCTGCAATGCACAGAACACATTTCGGTAATCGCGAATAGCGATTGGGAGAAAAGCTACGGATCGCATGACTGGCGAAAGACCTTCTTCAAGTTCGATGTGAACGATCACGCTTATCGTACCTTCTACGCTAATGCCATCAGGGAGGTTGGGCTTCGCAAGCAGAAGCATGACTTCATCCTGCCGTTCTGGGGATCAGGAGTACGACCAGTCTGCGATGCCCATCCAGATATGATTGCGGTGGAACCCGGCATTGGTTATGCGGGTGGGCATTGGTGTCGGTGGAAGGTCTGGGAAAGCTATGCGATCTATCACGCCTATTGCGGATTGCAGGCAGTTGGATCGTGTAGGCAGGACTGGTACGATGTGGTGATCCCAAACTACTTTGATCGTGAAGACTTCACCTACCGAGGCAATGACGAGAAGGAGGACTACTTCCTGTATCTCGGCAGGGTCTATAGCGGCAAAGGATGCGATGTGGCATTCCAAGCAGCAGAGAAGGCAGGAGTGCATCTGAAGGTGGCAGGGCAGATAGAACCCGGCTACAAGATACCTGACCATGTCGAGTACATTGGCTATGCCGATACGGAGAAGCGTCGAGAGTTAATGAGCAAGGCGAAAGGATCGCTAATACCATCACAGTATGTCGAGCCATTCGGCGGTGTCCAGATTGAGAACCTGTTTAGCGGTACGCCAACGATTACTACGGACTGGGGTTCGTTTGCCGAGAACAATCTGCATGGCATCACAGGCTATCGTTGTAGGACAATGGGTGACTTTGTCGATGCGATAAAGGCTATCCAGCAAGGCGCGATCTCTAGCGAGTCATGCAGGCTATGGGCAGAGAACTTCTCTCTGGAGAAGGTTGCTCCGATGTACGAAAAGTATTTCAGCGATGTGCTGGATGTCTATACAGGCAAGGGCTGGTATTCCGAAGGCAACGGACTAGACGCAATGAAGCGGGATTATGTTTAACAATAATATATGAAAAGACGAATATACATATTGATGCACGGATACCAAAACGAAAGCCACGGAATGCCGATAGCTGCATTCACAACAAAAAAGCGCATGGAGGAATTTGTTAAAAACAAAGGTATGCGTGGAACCAGCAGAGAGTATCCAACAGAAATGTATTGGGAGCATGAATATGAGTGGATGCGGTGTGATGAAATAAAAACCGATTTATACGAATGAATACAGAAGCACAATTCAAGGTAGGTGACGAGGTATCTAAAGTCGGCGGAGACTACCGATTCGACGGGATCGTAAGAGCCGTCTTTACGAAGGGATCAGGAGTTATCCGCCTCGTCGTAGAGGACGACAGGGGAATCCTGCACATTTACTCGGAGAAGAACTTAAAGCACAAATGAAAATAATTGATGTAGGATGTGGACCGGGGATATATGTGCAAGCGTTGCGCGAGTTGGGTCACGATGTTGTTGGGATCGATCCAGACAAGAGATGTCCAGAGATCGTCAAGTCAATGTTTGATGAGGCAGGGAAGTACGACTTGGCATTGTGTCTGGAGGTTGCCGAGCATATCGATGAGAGTCTTTCTGACGATGTGGTGAAGAAGCTAACGGAGCTTGCGCCTGTGATTGTCTTTTCTGCTGCGTTGCCGGGGCAAGGTGGGCATGGTCACATCAACTGCCAACCGAAAGAGTATTGGGAGCATAAGTTTGGCAAGCTGAACTTTGTTGTTGACAGAGATGCAACGCAGAACTTTATCGACTTTATGCGTCAAGGATATCACATGGGATGGTTGATTAATAATGTGCAGATTTTTAAATCATATGGTGATGTCTGCTATGACCAGATTATTCGGGAGGAGACTCCGCAAGCGAAGAGAGTAGCTGAATGGATTAACAAAAATATATGACATGGATTGAATATGGAATGCAGTTGGCATTTGCTGCTGCAACGAAAAGCAAAGACCCTTGGAGGAAAGTTGGAGCGGTTGCGTTCCGCAAAGACAACTCTGTTGCTGGAGTTGGGTACAATGGTTATCCGACTGGGATGTTTGAGGACTGGGATGATCGGGAGGGAAGGCGGCAGTTTGTGATCCATGCCGAGGCGAATGCGCTGCGGTACTGCAAGCCCGGCGAGGTGTGGTTGCTGTGTTGCACTACGCTTCCCTGCAACGAGTGCTTGCGGAGTGCAGCGGCATATGGGATCAACACGATTGCTTATTCGGACAAGTACGAGAACGATCCGAGTACAATTGAATTGGCTAGGGAATTTGGGATTGAACTTGTATGCGCGAAGTCGATTTAAACGATGTCTACTGCATTCGCGATTTATTAAGCGGAATGATTGAAGTTGCTGTTATGGACGCAAGGAATCATACAAAGGTGAAGAGTA